ACATAAATTTTATTTCCACCATTTATTTTCTCTTTTCTAAATAATTATCTAATAATCCACTAATATTTTTCTTACCAACTGGGTTGGCAGAATGAACATCATAAGTAAAATTCTTAGGAATCCAACGACCTTTTTTATCTAAATCTCTTTCTACCATATCTTTAACAATGTCAAATCCCGTTTTAGACCTTGCACCTAAATCATGGTCAAAAGAAATGAATGTTGGGCAGCCATACCTATTAAAAAGTTTCATAGTCTCTTTATAATCTCTGGTTATATAATCAAACTTTATTTTAGCGGGCTCTCGCTCATCATCAACAAACAGTTTATATCTTCTTGCCTCTGCTATAAATGTTTTAAAGGTTCTCATTATTGACTCGTTACCACCACATGCGTAGGTGTTGCATGCTCCTTGGAGCCTCCAAATTTACCGTGGCCAAACGTAGCTTCATGTTCAACATGGTGTTGTAACTCCGGATGTTTTTTATGTATACCGTCTATATGTTTTTGAGCTGTTGCCACATGTCCCTTTAATGCCTTCTTATCACCTACTTTTTCTTTTGTCATGTGATGAAGTGAATTTGCTGCTTTTTTAACACTATGCATAATCTTTTTATGATGCTCTTGACGCTGTTCTTTACTTAAATGACCATGTGTTTTCTTTAACATTTTATGGGCAGCATGATGATATGTACTAAGAGTTTCCTCAGGGCCGCCAGACATCACCACATGTCCTGGCTTCCGAATCGTCACAACACCTGTTCTATTTATTTTTGCCCTACTACTTGTCTTCCCTGATCTAGCTGAAGGCTTGCCACCTGTTGGATGTGCATCTTTATGTGTATAAGAGTGAGGATCCTTACCAACACCAGTTTTTAGAGATATACGAGCAGACGGCTTATCATGTTCTCCAGGAGGATGTATATGTAAATCAGCCTTACTTACTGAAGCAGCATCGGCCTTACGTTTATGAACTTTCTTATCACCGCCCGAATACGTACCATAGTGGCTGTGTGTAGTAGATGATAATTTTCCTCGATCGCCTCCAACTACTCTCATTTTATGACCCGCATTAGCATGCTTTGCAATATCTTTATGGGCTGTTACCATATGATGAATTGAGTCAACAGCTTTCTTATGTTCGGCATGATGACTGGCATGATCTCCTACAACGCCTCCTTGCCAACCATGTTTAGTATTATTGACGTGTAGAGGATGTTTCTTATCTTTAGAAGCCTTTTTAAGTTCGGCGTGCATTTTGGCCTTATCGTGATGAATGCCTTTACTTGTCATATGATTCCATACATTAGCATGGGCATGTTCGTCATTGTAATTGCCCTTCTTAACCTCAACTATGTAGTATTGATTAAAACTAAGTGGTAAAAGCATCTTTTTAGCTCACGTTAGAGGCAAAGCCGTATGTATCGACGGCGTAACCATAGTTAGAATTAGCATCTATTTGACTAACAGCGATAGACGCAGCTGCATTAGCAGTTGGGAATGTACCACTAGAGTTACTTATCATGCCGGCAGTTATTACAACCCTCTCACCCTTCTCCATAGCACCCAATTGTGTTTCTGTAAACTTGGATTGTGAATTAGCTGGTAGGAAATTACTTTCAATTGAAAAACGACCTGCAGCTGGTTTAGGTGGAGCATAAAAGTCAATCGTTGCTCTTTTAATCACACCGGCCTTCTTGATTGGACCGTACAGATATCCCTTCATCATAAAATCTAAATTCCACACTAAAGCACGTCGAGTATCAAAATCTCCTTCATAAGCATCCTCTATAGTAACTCCATTTAATATAACAGGAACATCCATAACTATGCTCATTGACGGAATCAGCCTCATTTGAACAGTCCACTCAGGTGTAAAGTAAGGTAATATTTGTTCCATAATTTGTGTGCCGTCATCAGCATTCTTCACAAATATACTCATCAAGAAATTAACATCATATGGTACGGGTGTAAATTGGGTCAACATTACATTACCATCATCTCCGCCCGGTATATGTACATTACGCTGTAGTGTTTGTAATTTTCTAGTGGGTGCATATATTAATTGCTGCATCTCAAACCCAATACGTGGTAATGTAATTGCCACATCCTGGTCAAGATTTGGGTCTTGACGTAGACGAGTTAGGAATTTCTCTTTGGGCCCATATGCTATTGGCACAGCTATAGCCTGTATGCGCACGCCATCATTATTGAATCGTTGTACAACAATATCATTAAACAACGATCCAAATGCTATAACATACTTTCTTAGTACGCCGTGATAATATTGTGATCCAAACACTAGTACCTATCCCTCTCAGAAAATGGATTAGATTCACTGAAATCTAATATACCATCTGCCTGAATTTGGAAGAATTCATTATTAGCACTTGCTTGTGTAGTCTCCACTCTGAATTCTTCAAGGATGATAGAGTCGCCGCCTTCATTGACCAGCTTATCGCCGCTTTCAAGTAACATCTCATAAGCTAAAGTGTCAACCTTATACCTTGTTTCTATAGCATCTATTTCTGCATTACCAGTATCAAGCTGCTCAGAACTATAAACGAATAATTCGCATCGCAGATCATAAGTCTGAAGCCGGCCAGACTGATAGAACAATTCTTCGTGTTCTACAAATTTAATCTCAAACAATTTGCCGTTTAAAGGAAAATATATCAGGTCGCCTTCTAAAGGTCGGGTGCTAGAAATACTATAACCATTTACACCTGATGTTCCAGACTCCAACATAATCATTGCGCTATTTGCAGGAGCGGCTGTATTAGCGCTCTCTAGCTGAATATTGTACCCGACTTCATCTACTATACTCTCACCCGCTCTTACCTGATCAAATCGCTTACGTGCTACCGTTAATGTCAGTTGATCTCTGATCTCTAAACCAAATCTACCAAGAAAATCGCCCTCACCTTCAAACCCCTCAACATTTTTAATATACATTTCAAGATTAGCTGCCAAGTTAAACTGAGATAGAGTATCCTCTCCAAACAGATGATCTTCTTTTACAAAGGTACGGGGCATATACTTACAATCGATACCATGAACCTTTATGGCCTCAATTGTAAGGTCTTCAATTAAATCTTGTTCGGGCCCGTAGTTAAAATTGTTAAAATACTGATTGACAGCCATAGAATCACCCCGTCAAATCAGATACAGGGAGGCTATAACCAGACAACATTTCTTCTTCTAGTTTGCTAACTTCCTCTACAGCCTCCTCCCATATTTTTTGTCCATTGAACTGCATATTTCCTGGCAAAGTCATGCCTTCAAACTTTTTAAGGTTTTCTCCCCATTGCTTTTTAATCAATGCCGTTCCATAACGCTTTAGCCACAGATCGCTCCACACATCAGTATATGTGTTGGGGTCTAGATAACGATAACATTCGATGACTATATACTCACCAACAAGAATATCACTATCCCAGTCCATCTCAATAAACAATTTGTCGGTATGCCTATTAAAGCGAATTGGCTTTTTACCAACGAATAGCTCTTCCAACTGCGCAACATGACGCATAGCTGAAACATAGTTAATATATGATGAGCTAGTGAAGTCGAATAGGTCGTTTAAGTGAATTTGATACCGTATGTTGAATAGATTACTAGTATTCAACGAATCACCAATGTCAAATATATTGGTAATACCAGTTATAGCTTCTGGGATAGAGATATATTCGTTATCTTTATCTGATTGAGTAATTACATGCTTTAGGTATAGCTTTTCCGTACCATCCATATGATAGTCTTGGTAATACCGCAAAGCATCATCGATACGATCTTCTATCTGACCGTCATCAACATTAATATCAACGACTGGATAACCCAAACGCCGCTTACAATAGTCTTTAAATTCTATACGAGATGCTGGAACAGCCATACAACCCTCCGATCCTTTGTCCTTATTTATAAAGAACGGAGGGCTGTCACTGCCACCTGGGAGAGATTACAGTTGATAACCTATTTCCGGTTTTTTATCCGGGTCATTGATGCACATAGTGTACTGATCCATTGGGGTGGAACAGCAGTGCCTACCTTCACAAAGTTACCCTTATATCCATATTGCTTATAATAGATTCCATCTCGTATTTGAATCTTTTCTTTGAATAATTGCTCAGTCAAATATGAGGAATCAATCTCTTCAGGTAATTCAATCCATACACTATTACCCTTATCATCAGTAGGAAAGGAGCACCATGGCAAGCTACTGTATATGAACTTTTTGTTTGCTTCGTTAATATCTCTTAGTTTTGGTAACCATTTGTCTTTAAACATTAAGGCATCACATGCCGCACGTTGACCTGGAAACCCACTACCCAATTGATTTGGCCTAAGAGTAAATATTTGCTCCATATTCCTCTTCGAACATATAACGCCCCCAACCCTTAATCCCGCCATTCCTGGAGATTTGGAAAAGCTAAAAGTTGTTAATGTACGGTCTGGGTTTAATTTATACAATGGATAATAATCATCGACATAATCCTTATAGGTGCAATCCTGTAGTACCCATGCTCCTAACACCGCTGCCCTTTTACCTAATGCTATCAACTCATCCACAGTATAAGCAAATCCTATGGGATTCTGAGGACTACAAATATTAAGAAACGAATGTTTTTTTATATCATCAGGAATTATTTTCCGGCTGTCTACCAAAGATAGAAGATTTGCTTCACCAGAATACTTTCTGGGCCACCCCCAGGCTGGTTCACTGTCTAAAAATTCTGAGAATATGTCTGGGTGACAAGCATACTTAATTGATTGATAAATTGCTGGTAACGAACCATCCGTAACACACACCTCAGCGTCTGTATCTTCCAAATCAAAGTCTTTAAGTACCAATTCATGTAATTTTGGCAAGCCTTTTGGAGGAGCGTATTGTTGATATTCTCCTTGGTCCATAGATAGTGCAATGGCCTTCTCAACATATTCATTAGGAACATGACAAGTCATTTGATCCATATATGCTATTTCTCTAGCCATAATATAGTATCCTCCTTTGGCTTCCATTGTTCCGTAACAACCTCCTTACACCAGTCGGCTATTGGACCATATATGTCACTACATACTTCTCCCATTACATGGAAG